GGCCTACGGCTCGGCCACCGTCACGGCCTACGGCTCGGCCACCGTCACGGCCTACGACTCGGCCACCGTCAGGGCATCCGGCTCGGCCACCGTCACGGCCTACGGCTCGGCCACCGTCACGGCCTACGGCTCGGCCACCGTCAGGGCCTACGGCTCGGCCACCGTCAGGGCATCCGGCTCGGCCACCGTCAGGGCATCCGGCTCGGCCACCGTCACGGCCTCGAAGTTCGTCGCCGTCCAGGACCACGGGCCACGCACGTCGCTCCACGGCGGCGTCATCATCACCGTGCCCCACCCCACGACGGCCGAGGAGTGGTGCGAGTACAGGGGCGTCGAGGTGGTCGACGGCATCGCCACGCTGTACAAGGCGGTGCGGGACGACTTCGCCAGCCAGCGAGGCGCCGACTACTCGCCCGGCGCCACACCCGAGGCGGCCGATTGGGACGGCGGCAAGCAAGAGTGCGGCGGCGGGCTCCACTTCTGCGCCAGTCCGCACGAGGCGGGGGCCTTCGACGCCTCGTTCACCCGGTTCGTCGCCTGCCCGGTGCGGGTGGACGAGATGCGGGCGCCGCGGGCCAACGACAACTACCCGGCCAAAATAAAAGCCCGCCGAGTCGTGTCGCCGGGGTGCGTCGAGGTCGATGTCCACGGCCGGGCGCTGGTTGCGTCGTGACCGCCCCCTCCTACCGCCCGGCCCTGGCCGACAGCGACGGGGCCGGCGGAACGGTCGCTGACCACGTGTGCCGATGGTGCGGCAAACGGTGGACCGCCTGCGACTGCCCCGAAGCGCCGGCTGCCGTGCGCTGCCGTGCTTGCGGGCTGCTCGTTGACCTGGGCGGCATGTCCCGGCTGGAGGCGGCGCAGGAGGCGGCGGGGGTGGAGACGATCGGGTGCTTCGACTGTCAGCGGGAGGGGCGCACGTTGGACGGCGACGACACGCCAGCCGAATTCGGGAACGTGGAGCGGTGAGAACCACGAAGCGAAGGACGGGGCACCCGGACACGACCCACCCCGACGACCTGTTCCACCACATGCGCTACCACCACGGCCTGCCCATCCCCGAGCACACTCCGCGGGAGACGCTGGAGATGGCCCACGCTCAGCGCCATGACGGGTTCGGCGTCGGTGCCGACCACGCCCCCACCGCTCACGATTACGAGGGAGTTGGGTTTTCGTGACCCACCCAGAGCGATCCACCACGCCGTTTTGGTTGGAGCACCGAGGCAAGGACCGGCCCTACGACGAGCAGGATGTCAGCACCCTCCTGGTTGCCAACGGGACGGCGGTGGCGTCCAGCGACCGGGCCTTCCTGGCCGCCGCCACGGCCTACGTGCTGGCGGGGCACGGGTGGGCACCGTGACGGACCTGGGTGAGTTTGGGGACCCGGACCGATGACGGACCTCGCCGTCAACACCGAGGCGGATGCTCCCCTCGCCCTGCTGACGCAGGCCCGAGCGATGCTTGAAGCCGCTGGGACGGTGGACGAGGTGAAGTCCATCCGAGACAAGGCGGAGGCCCTGCGCCTCTACGCCAAGCAGGCGAACTACGGCCTGGAGATGCAGAACCAGTGCGCCGAGTTGAAGCTGCGGGCGGAGCGCAGGGCCGGTGAGTTACTGACCGGTATGGCGAAGAAGCCGAACCAGCACGGTGCCGCTCCCACGCTGGGAGGAGCAGGCATCAACCACAACCAGTCCTCCCGCTGGCAGCGCATCGCTGCCCTGCCTGAACCCGACTTCGAGGCGTGCATTGCGGAGGCGCACAACGAGGCAAAGGAGTTGACCACCGCTGGCGTCCTAAAGGTGGCGAAGCAGACGCGGGCGTCAGTAAGCACCCCACAACTTCACGTTGTGGGGGACGCCGATGCGGTTCCCGACGTGTTCGTCACCGTCGTGGCCGACCCGCCCTGGCAGTACGGCAACACCGCCACGCGCGGGGCGGCCGAAGACCACTACGCCACCATGACCATTGAGGCCCTGTGTGCCCTCGACGTGCCCGCCGCCGACGCCGCCCACCTGTACCTGTGGACAACCAACGGGTTTCTGCGAGAGGCGTTCACCGTCATGGAGTCGTGGGGCTTCACCTACAAGACGCTTCTCACATGGGTGAAGCCGCAGATTGGTATGGGCAACTACTTTCGCTCGTGCACCGAGCACGTCTTATTCGGCACCCGTGGCGGCCTACCCACCAATGACCGCACGCTCCGCAACCACTTCGAGGCGCCCCGCGGACGCCATTCGGCCAAGCCCGACTCCTTCTACGACCTCGTCGAGAAGGCCAGCAACGGTCCGTTTCTCGACATGTTCGCCCGTCGCCGCCGCCTGGGCTGGAGCACTTGGGGGAACGAGTCGTGACCGCCGTAGACCGGATGGCTGACGGCTACCAGCCCGACTTTGACATCGACCTTGCCGTCGGAGCGCAAGGCGAACTGTATGTGGCGAGCATCTGTGACGCGCTTCGAGACGGCACGGGCCGGGTGGAGATCAAGACCGACGAGAAGGCCACGAAGTACGAGCGGATCTTTGTGGAGTACGAGTGCAAGAGGTTCGGCGTGTACGTCAAGAGCGGCATCGCCACGACCCAAGCAGAGTTGTGGGCCATCGTCATCGCCAGTGACACCGTCCTCATTGTGCCGACGTGGCGACTCAAAGTTGCTGCTCGGCGGCTATTGAAGTCAGCTCCGCGGTTCTTTGGCAAGGAGTGTGTTCGGGGGAGCCACCCCACCAAAGGCGTTGTCATCCCCTTCAAGAGCCTGCTCACCGAGTTGTTCCGACCAGTGGAGGACAACGACCGATGACGGACTTGGACGAGTTCCTCGACGCCCCGCCCGACGGCACCGAGTTGTGGCGGGTGGACGAGGAGGGCCGCTGGTCGATCATGGGCTACCAGCCCGAGGCTCGGGACGGCGTGGCGACGTGGGCCATGCGCCGGCTGGGGAAGATCAAGGCCGAGCGCGCCCGCATCGTGGCCGTGGCCGACGCCGAGGTCCGCCGCATCGGTGAGTGGGTGGACTCGGCGGACAAGCCGCTGGAGGGCGACGAGAACTTCTTCACCGGCTGCCTGACCGAGTACCTGCGCCACATCCGCCGGGAGCGGGGCGAGGACGAGGACAACCCGGTCACCAAGTCCTACCGGCTGCCAACCGGCACCATCACCGGCCGGCGCCAGCCCGAGCGCATCGAGGTCGTGGACGAGGAGCGCTTCGTGGAGTGGGCCAAGGAGAGCGGCAACGCGTCGCTCATCCGCACCAAGGAGGCGCCCGACAAGGCGGCCATCAAGCGCATGAAGGTGGGCGCCGATGGCGTAACCGTCATCCTCGAGGGTGGCGAGGTCGCTCGCTTCGTGGAGGTCCGTCGCTCGCCCGAGCGGCTCGAGGCCAAGCCCGAGGTCGGCGCATGACGCCCGAGCAGAGTTCCGCCCTTCGTGCCGCCTTTCCAGCGAGTGCCGTGGGCAAGCTGCCGAAGGCGGGGATCACGCTCGACTACATCGGCCACGCCACGGTCACCGACCGCCTGCTGTCTGTGGACCCGGAATGGTCGTGGGAGCCGATGGCCGTGGCCGACGACGGCGGGCCGCTGATCCGCCACGGGGCGAAGGAACTGACCATGTGGATTCGCCTCACTGTCGGCGGCGTGTCCCGTCTCGGCGTCGGCTCCGTCGCCCCCAACGCCTTCGACGTGGAGAAGCAGCTGGTTGGCGATGCCATCCGCAACGCAGCTATGCGCTTCGGAGTGGCGCTCGACCTGTGGAGCAAGGCTGAACTGGAGTCGGCGCACTTCGACGCCGAAGCGGCGAAGGTCCGCAGGTCGGCACCCGTCGCCTGCCCCGTCGATGGCTGCACGGCCAAGGCACCGAGCAAGGCGGCGCACATCCCGCACCTCGTCAACGTTCACGGGTGGACCGAGTCTGGCGGCAAGGTCCGCCCGCCCACCACCACCACCGACACCAGTTCCACCGCCGCACCCCCCGCGGCGGACGACGACGGGCACGACCTGTCGGCTGGCGTCGGAACGCCTCCGGGCGGCGCACCCGTCCCGGAGGCCGAGGGGGTGGCCCCGGCGTCTCCGTCCCTTGGATCGACCGGGGCCGCCCCTTCACCAATGACCGACCCCCAACGGCGGCGCCTCATGCCGCTGCTCGCAGAGCGGGGACTGGCTGACCGGGAGGACCGCCTGGGGTGGGCTGCGCTGGAGCTCGGGCGCCCCGTCGCCTCGTTCTCGTCGCTGACCAGGGCGGAGGCGGGGGCACTCATCGAGGCGGCCGAGGCCCTGACACCCGAAGGGATGACGCTGGGATGACCCGCCGCCGCTTCGTGTTCATGCGCCGAGAGGGCGCCCTGTACGTGTTCGCCACTCCGGGCAGCTTCCACAGGTGGGCGTTCCACCGCGTCCCCGTGGCCGCCTTCTGGGGGGGGCGAGCATGACCGCCAACCTCGACGGCCCCCGCCGTGCCCCGCACAACACCTACGGCTTCGAGGCCCGCAACGACCGACCGCACGACGACGTTTCCGCCGCACACGTCGTGGTGGGCACCACGCTCGCCGGGAGCTACGACCCCGCCCTGTGCGGCGCCATGGCCCGTGCCGTGGTGGACCAGCTCGCACCGAGGGAGGCGGCGTGACGTGCGCCGTGTGCGGCCATGACCGGGAACACCACGGGCTCTACGGCGGGTGGTGCGATTGGAAGTACCTGCCCGAGTCGCCCACGTCGTCCATCTTCTGCAAGTGCATGAGGTTCACCGAGAGGGAGGTGTCGTGACCGCACTCCAGCCGATGACGAAGCAACGCTCGCCGTGGGTCGAGGACCCGGCTGCCGCTACACAGGCACGGGCAGCGGGAGGGATGGAGCCGGACCTGCGAATCTACCGGCGCAACGTCCACGACGGCTGGTTGGCCGCTTTCACCGGCACGATCCCGGCGGAGGGGTTCCACCTGTCGATCTCGCACCGCAAGCCGGACGGCTCGCCCGGCCGCTACCCGTCGTGGGACGAGATCGCCCACGCCCGCTATGAGCTATGCCCGGCCGACATCACGATGGCGATGCTCCTGCCGCCCATGGACGAGTACGTGGCCGTCCACCCGACGACCTTCCACCTGCACGAGATGGCGGCCTCATGACCATCCGCCCCAACGACCTGCCCCTCCACGTCCGCCGCCGCCTCCCCCAGACGCCGATGGCACGAGCCCGGCGTGCCCACGACGCCACGGCGGCGGTGCCGCTCACCAAGGCGGCCGGGTGGTTCCGCTGCGCCCATTGTGGGGCTGAGAACACCGCCTACGCCGCGGCCGAGCGCCACGGGCGGGAGTTCCCCGGCCACGCACGGAACGAGTGGATGTGGACGACGGAGGTGGCGGAATGACCGACGACTGGACGGTGATCGCCACGGGGCCCGAAGGCGAGTACGCCCTGTCGGCCGAGGACAACCGCATCGTGCTCGAGCTGAGGCGCCGCGATCCCGGTAGCGGCTACATGCAGGTCGCCATTCGCCCGGTCAGGCCCGCCAAGTGACCGCCACCTGGCTGGCGGCCCTCGTCGCCGTGGCCGCTGCCGTGCCCCTCGGTCGCCTCGTCATCGACTGGTGCTCGGAGGACCCGTGGACGGCGCCAGAGCCGTGGCGCCCGGAATGGGAGCGGCGGCCCGGCGCTCGACCTGGTGACGGCGGCCCGGCGTGAGTAGCCGCCGCCTCGCCCTCGTCGCTGCCACCCTCGTCGCCTGCGCCGGCCCGGACTCGCCGCCCCCCGCTGCCGCGCTGCCCGTGGCCCCAGTCCGCTCGGTGCCCCAGCCGAGCGTGTCCGCCCCCCGTCAGTCTCCCCCGACGGCGGGGGGCGGACTGGCCTCGTGGTACGCCCGTGGGCGCACGACGGCCAGCGGCGAGCGGTTCGACCCGAACGGGCTGACGGCTGCCCATCGCACGCTGGCGTTCGGCACCCGGCTGCGGGTGTGCCACGACGGGCGCTGTGTCGAGGTTCGGGTGAACGACAGGGGGCCAAGCCGGAGGACGGGCCGGGCGCTCGACCTCAGCCGTGCCAGCTTCGCCGCCATCGCGCCGCTCTCGGCGGGCGTGGTGACCGTGACGTGGGAGGCAGCGTGAGCGACTATGCCGAGTTCCTCGCCACTAAGCGACGTGTCGCCCATGATTCCGGGCGGGCCTGGGCCAGTCCGTGCTGGTACGACATTCGGGAGTCGGCCACCCTCAACGCCGCTGTGGCACGGGAGAACGAGGACGAGCGCCACATCTGCCCGTTACAGCTCCCGCTGATCGAGCGGTGCGTGCGACTGTGGAGCAACCCCGACGAGACGGTCCTGACGCCCTTCGCCGGCATCGGCTCCGAGTTGGTCGGCGCCCTGCGCCACGGTCGGCGGGCCATCGGCATCGAGCTAAAGCCGTCCTATTGGCGGGTGGCCGTGGAGAACTGCAAGCGGGCCGAGCACGCCGCCAGCCTGCCCACCCTGTTCGACCCGGCCCCGGCGTGAACCTCGACCGCAGCCCGCTGCGCGGCGACGACCACCGGGACCGCTCGTGGATGGCGGACGGCGCATGCCGGGGCCTCGACGCCGACACGGTGAACCGGCTCTTCTTCAGCGAGCGGGGCCAAAACGACGACATCACCGAGGCCAAGGCCGTCTGCGCCGCCTGTCCGGTGCGGGCAGCCTGCCTCGAATACGGGATGGCAGAGATGTTCGGCGTCTGGGGTGGCCGCAGCGCGCGTGAGCGCCGCCAGATGCGGCCCGCGTGGCGCCGGGCGCAGCAACGGGAGGCGTCGTGAGCGCCCACGCCGCAGCCGTGGCCGCCGTCGCTGACGCCCTCTACGCCCGCACCTACGGCAGTGACGGGGCGTGCGAGGACTCGGAGATGGTGGCCGAGTGTCGGGCGCTGACGGTGGCCGACGCCGAGGCGGCGTTGGAGGCGCTGGCGGCGGCCGGGTACGTGGTGGCGAGGCTGGTGGACGGTGAGTGATTCCACCGTGGCGCAGAGCTGGCCCGTGGCCGGCGGCTACATCTTGTTGGTGGTCGACCAGCGCCGCCCGAGTGCCCGCGCCATCGCCCTGCTGGGGCCGGTGGTGGCTGCCATCGAGGAGTACCGGACGGCGCTGGCCCGCTACGAAAGCGGGGAGGACCGGCTGTGAGCGACCCCACCATGTTCGAGCGGGTGGTGGCAGAAGCAGTTTGCCGAGAGCGTCATGGCCCGTACCCACCAGCCGAAGTGCCCTGCGTTGTCTGTCTGCACAACGCCGGGTTGAGTCTCCACGCCCTCGCCACGTCCGACGAGGTACGGGCGGCGATAGTCAAGGCCCCCTGCGTCAACTTCGATGAACGCAACTCGTGTGAGGCGCTGCCCTTCCGTCATCCGGCGTGCATTCTCGCCGCCATCGCACCGGAGGCGCCCAATGCCTGACGCCCTCTTCGACCTCGCCCCCCGTGCCCGCTGGACGGGTTCGCGCGCCCTCGTGCCCCTGCCCGCCAATACCTGCCCTTCGTGCGCCGGGCTGGTGACGACAGTGACGGTGGACGAGCCGCCCCTGTTCGCCCACGGCGGTTACGGCGCGGTGCGGCGCACCACGAGCCGGTTGTGCGTGGCGGCGCTGGCGGCGGCCGGGTGCCGGTGGGGGCTGACGGTGGACGTGACCGAGGTCAACCCTCGTGCGGGGCGATGAGCGACCTCATCGTGGATTGGGGCGCCGGCCCCGGCGGCTGGGACGTTGGAGCGGCAACGCTCGGCCTGCGGCCGGTGGGTATCGAGATGGGCGCAGCGGAGTGCCTGACCCGTTCGGCGGCCGGGCATCTGACCATCCGGGCTGACTCCTCCACCTGGCCCGCTGAGACGCTCTACGGCCGCCTGTGGGGGTTCATCGGCTCCCCACCCTGCACCGACTTCTCGGCGGCCGGGAAACGGGCTGGGCTGGGCGGGAAGACGGGGCCGCTGGTCTACGAGGTGATGCGCTGGGCCGAGGCGGCCCGGCCCCGGTGGATCGCCGTGGAGAACGTCAAGGAGGTGGCGCCCATCTTCCGCTCGTTCCGAGCGCCGCTGGCCGCGCTGGGCTACTCCGTGTGGTGTGGCGTGCTCGACGTGGCCGACTTCGGCGTGGCCCAGAACCGCCGCCGTGCGTTCCTTCTCGCCTCGCTGGACCGACGTGTGGCCCCGCCGGCGCCGACGCACTCCAAGAGCGGGGCGAGCGAGATGTTCGGTACCGGCCGGCAACGGTGGGTTTCGATGGCCGAGGCGCTGGGGTGGGGCTGGGACGGGCGGATCGTAGAAACGCAGAACGGGAGCGCAGCGCCTAGCGGGAACTACTGCGATCCCTTCGCCAAGCCGAGCCGGACCATCTGTGGTGCCCGAGTGCCTCGGTGGCTCTACGAGGACCGGGACGGGACGCACGGCGCCACGCTCCGCACCAGCAACTACACCGGACCCGTCGCAAACCGGCGATACCACGAGAAGCCGCTCGACGGACCGGCCCCGACGGTGGTCCCCAACGCCGGCCGATCGAACTGGAAGCTCCGCTACCCCGGCCGGTCCTACGTCGCTGGGCCGGCTGCCCGATTGGTCAATGACCCGGCCCCGACCGTCGCCCTCGGCCACAACGTCGCCGGGTGGTGCTGGGAGCGGCCGGCGACGACGATCATGGGCGACCGGCGCGTGTTCCCGCCCGGCGGCCACCATCCCGAGTCGGGCGACCCGTCGTGGTCGACGCGCGCCGTTGCCGTTGAGTTGTGGGAGCTCGGCGTGCTCCAGGGCTTCGCCGCCGACTACCCGTGGCGTGGCAACAAGAGCGAGCAGGCGCGCCAGATCGGTAACGCCGTTCCGCCGCCGATGGCGGCCGCCCTGCTCGCCGTGGTGGCCGCGTGACCCCCGTACAGCCCCGGCTGAGTTGGGAACCACTCTGGGCGTTCGCCGCCGGCCGCCAGTGGACGCTGGTGGAGCTGGCCGAGCGCACGGGCGTGTCCCGGCGCGTCCTCCAGCGGTGGCAGGCAGAGGGCGCCATCCCCGAGCGCAGCGCCGAGCGGGCCGCGGTGGCGCTGGGGCTGTGCCCCGAGCTGCTCTGGGGGCAGGCGTGGGAGGATGCGACGGCGCATCTGGTGGAGAAGGCCGATGCGGCCGAGGAAGCCGAGCGGGCGGCGGGCGATGCCGAGGCGGCACGGCGGCGGGCGATGCGGGCCGAGCGGGACCGGCGGTACCGGCTCCGCCACCTCGAGCGGGTCCTAGCGGCCGAGCGGGAGCGCCAACGGGTGCTCCGCACCGAGCACCGGGCGGGCCACAACGCCTACCGGCGGGCCTACTTCCGGCGCAACAGGGAGCGGATCTTGGAGCAACAGAACCAACGGCGGGAGGCCGGGAGGCGAGCGGGGACCGAAGGTCCGCGATCCGTGGACGAGGCTGTCGCGTGAAGCTGCGAACGAGCGTTCGCCGTGCGGTAGGATTGGCGCGAGTGGTCCCGGCGTCGTTTGCGCGACCCGGGACCGTGGCCAGTCCTACGAAGGAGGACCAGCGATGACGAAGATACACGGTCGGGACCCGGCGCCGGTAGCGACTCGGATGGCAGGTGGCACTACCTGCGCCTTCTGCGAGATCCCTGTCTTCCTCGACCTCCCCGAGCACCCCTGTTGCACGCAGGCGCAGGCCCGTGGCGATGAGACGTGCTTCGGGTGCGAGCGGTTCAAGCGGCACGAGCAAGGGCGCCGGCAATGAAGGGGCTGATGAAGTCGGCGGCCAGCCTGCCCCGGTTCGCACTCGACTGCGGGTTCTGGCGTACCCGCCGGTACGCCGGCGCGTCGCCTGCCGTTGTCGGGTTGCAGACCGCCGCCATTTCCTACTGCTACGAGCACGGCACGGACGGCTGGGTTCCCGATGACGGGCTCGCCACTTCACTCGGGTTCAGGGAGCGTGACGTTGCCAAGGTCGTGCCCGAGATGGTTCGACGCAACCTGTGGGTCCCTGCGGACGGCGACGGGTTCCTCATCGTCGGCTTCCTCGATCACAACCCGTCCCGTAAGGACGTGCAGGCAGAACGGGACAAGCGGACCGTGGCTGGGCAGAAGGGGAACCACGACCGCTGGCACCAGGACCAATCGCAGGGGGGATGCCAGTGGTGTTCGCAAGAACGATCGCCTGCGGGATCGCAAGTGCGATCCGAATCGGATTCGCACAACCGATCGCTTACCGGATCGCTAGAGAAGACGAGAGAAGACGAGACGAGAGAAGACGAGACGAGAGAATGTTCGGCACGAATCCCGCCTGCGATCACAAACCTCCCGCCGGACCCCCCGTCGCCTTCGGCTCCGGGCCGAAAAGGTCACCGCATCCCCGACGACTTCGAGGTCACGACCGACATGCTCGTCTGGGCGAAACGGGAAGCGCCCGGAGTGGCCCTGCCCGCCGAGACGGCGAAGTTCCGTGACTACTGGCAGGCCGAGAGCGGCCAGCGGGCGAGCAAGGTGGACTGGACGAAGGCGTGGCAGGTGTGGGTCCGCAAGGCGTCCGAGGGTCTACCCAACCGGAACGGCCACGGTCGCCCCGTGGGTCTCGACGCCGCTGCGGAGTACCTGCGGCAAGAGGGGCTGGTGGGATGACCAAGACGGAGCTGGGCGAGGTCGCCGCCGAAATCGGCTTGCTGTGGCCGGGCTCGAAGTGGGAAGTCGGCACGATCCGAGCGTCCGAGCACCTGTTGTTGGACCTCGCCGCCGCCGTGGTCCTAGCTGCCATCCGCACCCTGTCGGCGGAGGGGGAGCGATTCGCTCCCAATCCCGGTCAGGTGCGTTGCCAGGCCGTCGCGTTGTCGAGCCCGACCCCGAGCGCAGATGAGGCCATGGCCGAGGTGTGGCGGGTCATCGCCCAAGTCGGTCACGTTGGCGTCCCGAAGTGGTCACACCCCGCCATCGGTGACGCCGTGGCTGCCATGGGCGGCTACCGGGCGCTGTGCATGTCCGAGGAATCGACCATGGCCGACCGTGCCCATTTCCTGCGCCTGTACGGCAGCGTGGAGCGGCGCCACACGACAGCCGCCCTCATGCCGCCGAGCGTCGCCGCCCTGCTGTCAACGCTCGACCTGTCGGCGCAGCGGGCCATTGAACGAGCACCGCTGTGACCGACCAGACCGACGCCCTGTACGCCCAGCTGGTCACCGCTGCCCGTGCGGGGTGCCGGTGCGCCTCGTACCGCAAGCCGTGCGAGTACCACCAGGGATGGGCGGACGGCGCCGAGGCGGCGCTGGCAGTGACCCGGCCAGTCACGCCCGACGCCGTCCTGTGCCCCGTGTCGCCCGAGATGGTGGCCCAACTGCGAGAGGGCTGGACGACGCGCGGACGTGCCCGCATCTGGCTCGACGATGACAACGTGCTGAACGTGCAGGAGTTGCCCGACGACGAAGGAGACTCGTGAAGGTCACCACCGCGCAGGTTGCCGACGCCATCCGCACGCTGGAGAGCATCAGCGCCGACCTGGCAGCCGTCTACGCCCTCGACGCCAAGCTCCGGTCTGCGGCCCGCCCCGACGGCTACCGGCGCTCCGTGCGCCCCATGGAGGGCAGCCGGCCCGCGACCGACGACGACGGCGAGACGCTGCCCGGCCACTCCGACCCGACAGGGGCCACGGTGGTCGCCATCATGGATGGCCGCAGCTCGACCGTGAGCCGGGAGGTCGATGTCCTCACCGGGGCGCTGTCAGAGGTGTTCGCCCTCGTGGCGCAGGCTGACGGCGCACGAGCCCGGGCCTTGGAGCCGGGCCGGGAGCACACCGCGCCCGATGGCTGCCGGAACCACGCCACGCACGGGCTCGGATGGGAGCCGGTGTTGGTCAAGGAGCGGTGCCGGTGGTGCTACGAGTTCTGGACCGTCCAGGGCGTGGATGCCCCGGCCGTCCTGCTGGCCAAGCGTGCCCGTGGTGGGCGCATCTACGACGCCGACATCGACCGGGCGCTGGCGCATCGGCGCAGCAAGCGGGCGCGCGCACGGAGGAGGCGGGCAGGGTGAGGGAAGTTCTCCTGCTGGGAGGCCCCATGAACGGTCAGTGGCGGGCCGTTCAGGGGTCGTCGCTGTCGGTGATTCAGCACGTCATCGGCAGGGGTTGGGCAGGTGCCGAGAACGGCCTGACAGCAGCGATGCCCTGCCCCCGTACCGAGTACCGCCGCGGCGTTCTGTGGGCGGGCTCCACCCGGTTCCGCAGCGCCCCGCTGGACCGGACCTTTGAAGTGTGGACGGTCGAGGGGGTCGAACCCCCCAGCGAGGCCGTGACATGGGAGTCCTGGCCGGCGTGGACACCGCCCGTGGTGCATCCCCCCGCATCCCGACGCTGGGCCAGCGCCGTGTCAATGTCTGCCGACGCCCACTCCGTGTCGTTCTCGACGATGACGGCCGAGGCTGAGGCCGAACTAGCCGAGTGGGACACCATCCTGCATGGGCGCCCTAAGAACGCAGTATGAGCCGGTCCTTGACCGCTAGCCCAAAACCTGCTAACCCTTGGGGCATTCGGTGTGAAGTCCGCCCGCAGCGCCCCTTGGTGGCCGCGGCAGGCAGGAACCACCGATGGCTGTTGACGTGAGCGACCGATGGAGCGACCTCGCCACGTACAATGCCGAGCGCAGTCGTGGCCTGCTCCACTCGCACGAGTGGCAGGAGCGCATGGCCGCCGAGCAGGATGCGTTCTACGCCGAGGTCAAGGCGAGATGGGACGCCCTCCCCCGTCCGCTCGCCGCTGGTCCTGTCTTCCCCGACTCTGTGCGGATAGTCGCCTCCCCACGTCGCCGCTGGCGCAGGCTCCGTCCCCGCTGACCGGGAGGGTGAAAGTTCGGGGAATCAGCACTCAGCGTGACCCTTGCCCTCAACTTCCTTTTCCGGCTCCAAACTTTGAGTGAGTCCAGATGCCCAACAAGGTCCACCCCCGAGGCGCGCACCCCTACGGCCGCTCCTACGTGCGAGCCCGTGCCGCCATCCTCGGCCCTTCCGGCAAGGGCAGCCTGAGCGCCGACGTTGCGTGCCACTGGCTCGGCACCCCCGATGCCAGCCCACGATGCACGGGCATCGCCACCACGGCCGACCACGAGCCGCCGCTCGAACAAGGCGGGAGCCACGACCGGATGGTCCCGAGCTGCGAGCCGTGCAACTACGGGCGCCGGCTGCGCAAGTCCCCCTCGACCACCTACCCAGGACCGTCGCGCGAGTGGTAAAATGGCAGGTGCCGGGGCGCTCGCCAAAGCCCCCGGCGTGGCCGACGCCCTCGGGAGGACATCGACGTGACTGACACTACCGTTTACCGCCGGTCTGGTGCGGCCGACCGACGGCAGGTCCGCCGCACGCTGACCGTTGCCAACGCCAAAGATGCGCTCGGCCCGATCACCCCCGGCATCGAGATGTACGCCTTGTGCCGGGGCGACTACTCGCTCATCGACATCATCGAGCACTGCCTGTCCGCCACTGGCCCCGTCAACGCGACGATCAGCACGTGGACGGCCGCTGGCGCCGACCTCGGATTTGCCGAGGGCTTCGTGAGCGATGGCCGAGTCCTTTCCTGCCGCTGGCTGGTCGACTTCTCCTTCCCGCAACGCCAGCCGGCCTACTTCGCCCTCCTGGTCGACCGCTTCGGTGCCGACGCCATTCGCGCCACCGCCAACCACGCCAAGTTCGTGATCCTGCGGAACGATGCGTGGTCCCTTGTCCTGCGCACATCAATGAACCTCAACCTAAATCGTCGGCTGGAAAGCATCGAGATCAGCGACGACCCGGCCATGGCCGATTACCTCGGCGCCGTGGTGAACGAGGCTTTTGCTGCCACCACGGGCGAGGCGGCTGTATCGGCCCGGCCAGGGAAGAACAAGGCAACCCTGTCCGGGCTCGGGCTGGTGACCGACGCACCAGAGGCGCTCGCTTTGCACTCCGACCCGGCTCCCTACGGGCAAGATGTCAACCGGGCCGGTATGGCGTGGGACTGACGGTACCGGCCGATCTTCCAGCCCCCGCCGCCGCCGTCTGGCGGGAGATGCTCCCTGAGTTGGAGGGTTTGTCTCACTCGGTCGACGAAGAATTGCTCCGGGCTCTGTGTGCGTCGGTAGCGGAGTCGAGGACATGCGAAGCGTGGGTCGCCGAGCACGGGACCACCTACACGACACGAGACGACAAGGGCCAGGTCAAGGGGACCGGCGACGCCCCGAAGTACCGGCAATTGCGGGCGTTGCGGGCAGACATCGTGCGACTCTCGACCGCTCTCGGTCTTACCCCGGCCTCTCGCCAGCAGCGCGCCGGGTTGGCGCCGGGCGCCAATGCCGCCGCAGTGGAAGTGACGATCACCGCTCTGGAAAACGGCGGACGGCTGACGGACGAGGACGCCGCGCTGGTCGCCATGGTGAGGAACCTGGCGACGGCCGTTGATCAGGCGCCCGGAATGGCCGCCCTCTGGAAAGAGTTCAGGGCGGCGATTGCGACCCTGACAGAGGTGGGCGCCGATGACATCGACGATGACACGCTCGCCTTCCGGGTCAGCATCCAGACCCCAAGCCGCCCCTCGCTGGGCCACCCCGAGGACACCTAGCCGCCCCACCTTCGGCCCCGCCATTGCCGCCATTGCCGAGCGCTTCGGCCAGCCCCTTATGCCCTGGCAAAAACTCGTGGCCGACGTCGGAGGCGAACTGGTCGAAGGCCCCGGCGGCCTGCTGATCCCCGCCTTCCGCGAGGTCGTGTTCACCGTCCCCCGCCAGAACGGCAAGACCTCGCTCGTGCTCGCATGGGAGTGCCAGCGGGCCATCGGCTGGGAGCACCTCGGCCCCCAGCGCATCTCCTACAGCGCACAAACCGGATCTGACGCCCGCAAGAAGCTGCTGAACGACCAGAAGCCGATCATCGACCGCCACATGCCCGCCCTCGGCGTCCGCCGTGTCTACGAGGCGATGGGCAGCGAAGGCGTGGTTTGGCACAACGGCAGTCGCCTCGTCCTGCTCAACAACACCGAGGCATCCGGCCACGGCCCCTCCGTCGACCTCGGCGTCAAGGACGAGCTGTTCTCCGACTTCGACTCCCGCCGCGACCAAGCCCTCATCCCAGCCATGGCCACCCGCGCCGCCGCTCAGGTGCTCGCCTGCTCGACCATGGGCACCGACGAGTCGGTGCCCTGGAACGCCCTCGTGGACCGTGGCCGCCTCGCCGTCGAGGCGGACCAGCGCAGCGGCATCGCCTACTTCGAGTGGTCCGCCGAGGACGACGACGACCCCGACGACCCCGACACCTGGCGGCGCTGCATGCCCGCCCTCGGCTTCACCATCACCGAGCCCGTCGTGCGCCACGCCGGCCCCGGCGGCGGCCTGCCGGCCGGCGAGTTCCTGCGTGCCTTCTGCAACCGCAAAACACGGGCCGACGACCGCATCCTCCCCGTCAAGGAGTGGACCGCCGTCTGCTCCGACACCGCCCGCCCCGATCCCGTCGCCGCCTTCTGCCTCGACGTCAACCCCGAGCGCTCGGCCGGCGCCATCGTGGCCGCCTCCCCCGGAGTGGTGGAGCTGGTCGACCACCGCCCCGGCGTCGGCTGGCTGGTCGCCCGTGCCACCGACCTCGACGCCTCGCACGGCCATCCCCTGTGGGTGGTCGACGCCACCGCCAGTTCCCCCGCATCCGGGCTAATCCCCAACCTCACCGCCGCCGGGCTGCGTGTCCACCCGGCCACCTCGCACGAGTACATCGACGCCACAGGCCAGTTCTTCGATGGCGTCATGGAGGGAACGGTCGCCGTCCGGCGCCACGCCGACATGGACGCCGCCGCGGCGGCCGTCGCCAAGCGCATCGTGGGCGACAGCTTCGCCTGGACCCGCAAGGGCACTGCCGACATCTCGCCCCTGGTGGCCGCCACGTTGGCGCTGTGGGGAGCTGGGATCGACGCCCCCGGACCTCGGGAGTCGGACTTCATCGTGATCTAGGAGGCCCCCCATGGCGCTCGCTCTTTTGGTAGCCGGCGCCGTTGCCGTCGTCATCGGGGCAGGGATGCTCTGCCTCGCCGCCGCCGTCATCTGTGGAGGCGTCCTCGCCATGGCCGGCGCCGTGGCCCTCGCTTGGGTGCAGGACCGCCGTCCGGTCGCGGCGGCGCCTGAGTGAGCACTTGTCGCTTGAGGAGGGCGGAGGCTTGACCGTTCTAGGCCGTCTGCTCGGCGTCGAACAGCGGGCGGTAGGCACCGTTTCCGTCCCGCCTGTTGGCCTGACGTGGAGCCCGTACACCCCGGAGAACTCATCGGGCTCGTGGGGCTCAGGCATGGTTTGGAACGCAGTAGGCGGGACCACCGTCAACACCGATTCGGCCATGCGCCTGTCCGCCGTGTTCGCCTGTCTGCGGCTGCTGTCCGAGGCCATCGCCACCCTCCCCCTGGACACCTTCATCCGTCTCGGCGGCACCCGCCGCCCCTACCGCCCCCGGCCCGACTACCTCTCGTTCCAGCCGCCCCTTGCCAGCCGGATCGACTACCTCGGACAGCTCATGCTGTCGCTGCTCACGGACGGGAACGCCTTCGTCGCCACGCCGCGCGACCCGATGGGCGTCCCCATCGCTCTCATCGTCCTCGACCCCGCCATGGTAACCGTCGAACGGAGGAACGGCCGCCTCGTCTACAAGGTCAACAAGACCGAGGTCGACGCCACGAACGACCTGTTGCACATCAAGGGCATGACCATGCCGGGCGCCCTGCGGGGGCTGTCACCCATCGCCTACGCCCGTGAAACCATCGGCCTCGGCCTCGCCGCCCAACGCTTCGGGCAGGGATTCTTCGAGAACGGCGCCCTGCCCGGCATCGTCATCAAGGCGCCCGGCCAGATGAGCGACATGGCCGTCAAGCGGTGGCAGCAGACGTGGAACGACGGGCACCAGGGCGTCGGGAACGCTCAGAAAATGGGCGTGCTCACCGAGGGCGCCACGATCGATAAGATTTCGGTCGCCCCCGAAGACGCCCAGTTCCTCGAGACGAGGGCATTCCAGGTCCCCGACGTCGCCCGCATCTTCGGCGTTCCGCCCCACCTCATCGCCGACGCCTCGAACTCGACCTCATGGGGCTCCGGCCTGGCGGAGCAGAACCTCGCTTTCGGGCAGTTCAGCCTCCGCCCATGGATCGAGCGCATCGAGGACGCTCACGGCCGTCTCCTGACGACTCACGGCCTGCCAGACGTGTTCGTCAAGCTCAACCTCGACGCCCTGCTCCGTGCGTCCCTCACCGACCGCTACGCCGCTTACGCCGTTGGGATCGAGAACGAGTTCCTCACCCGCAACGAGGCCCGCAAGACCGAAGACCTGCCGCCGTTGCCTGGTGGCGACACCTTCCCGGCGCCCGCCGCTCCGACTCCACCGATCCCGACAGGGGGCATGTAGATGACTCTCGAAATCCGCTCTCTCGTCGAGCGCCCGGAGTTCCGAAGCGACAGCGGGAAGCTCGTCGCAGCCGGCGTGGCGATGCGCTACGGCGCCAAGTCGAAGCCCATCAAGGGCCAGTTCCGCGAGGTGTTCAGGCCCGGGGCGTTTACCCGGACCATCAACGCCCAGGACGCAGCTCACCAAGACGTGCAGGCTCACAACGAGCATGACGGCCCATATCTCGCGCGATCGGGCGCCGGTTCCCTCCGCCTCCTCGACTCACGCTCCGAGCTGGCCTACGAGATCGACCTCCCCGACACCAGCGCCGGCAGGGACGCCGCCGTGCTGCTGGAGCGCGGCGACATCAAGGGTTCGAGCATCGGGTTCCGGGCCATCCCTAAGCAGGTCACATGGACCGTTGATGACGACGGCCTGGCGCTGCGGTCAATCTCGGCGGCGAAGTTGGTTCGGGTCGACCTCACCACGCAGCCCTACTACCCGGACAGCACGGCCGAGATGGCGTTCCGCTCACTCGCCGAGCAGACCGGGCGCGAACTCCGCTCCCTTCTCGAAGCCGCCGAACGTGGCGAGCTTCCCACCCTCATCGTCCCGATCGAGGACGACGAACTTGACCGTCGCAGCGACGACGACGACGGGGAAGACCCCTCCGTCGTCTATCGCCGAGCGTCGGCCTACTAGCCGAAGCGCCCGCCCGACCGGCACCGCACAGGCACCCCCTCAACCCCCCCCCTTTTTCTTGAAAGGAACACCACCGTGAAGACCCTGGAAATCGTGCGGGCCAACTTCGGCGCCCGCAAGGACATCGTGGACGAACTGCGCTCGATCGACGAGGCCGCCGTAGGGCGCGCTTACTCCGACGAGGAGACGGCAACCGTCACCGAGAAGCGCTCCGAACTGGAGCTCATCGACGGCCGCCTGTCGACCTTGCTGGAGCAGGAGATGCGCTCGGCCAACCTGGACGAGGGCGTGCAGGGCCTCCTCGGCGCCATGCTCGACCGCGACAGCGGCGAGGTCACCGACACCCGCAGCATCGGCCGGCGCTACGTCGAGGCCGATGGCGTCAAGGAGTGGATGGGCACGGCGCGCGGCCAGTCCCCGGCCATGACGGCCGAGATGGAGTTCCGGGCCGTCACCAACGTGACCCTTGGCGCCACCTCCGGCGGTGCGCTTACCCGTGCCCAGCGGCTCGACCGCCTCGGCCGGGACTTCCTCGACCGGCGCACCTACCTGCTCGACCTGCTCCCCCACATCCCCGTCAGCCAGGGATCGGTGGAGTACGTGCAGGACCAGTCGCCCCAAGCGGACTTCTCCGACGCAGCGATCGAGGTCGCTGAGGGTGTCGCCAAGCCGCAGGCTGGTCCGACGCTGGCTGTCATCACCGAGGCCATCCCGGTGGTGGCCGCATGGGTGAACATCACACGCCAGACCGCCGCCGACGTGCCCCAGGTCATGGGCTACCTCGACGGCCGCCTGCGGTACTCCCTCAAGCGCCGGGCCGATGGTCAGTCCATCAACGGCAACGGCACCTCGCCGAACATCAAGGGCCTGCTCAACCGCACCGGGATCACCGCCTACGCCCCTGGCGTGGCCGAGGCCCGGTACGTCAGCATCCGCCACGGCATCCGGCTGATGGAGGACGTGGAGGCCGTCCCCGAGATCATCGTGATGAACCCGGCGGACGCCGAGATATTCGACCTGTCGAACTCGGCCACCGCCGGCATCCATGCCACCCCCGACGCCTTCGGTGGCGTCACCCAGGCGCCGGCCCGCACGGCGTGGGGACTCACCCAGGTGCGCTCGACGGCGCTCGCCTCGGGTACCGCCCTGCTCATCGACCCGATGGCCGTCGCCGTGCTCGACCGCCAGCAGGTCACCAGCTACATGACGGACTCGCATGCGAGCAACTTCATCGCCAACATTTTGACTTTGCTGCTGGAGACTCGGATTGGACTTGCGTTGTTTGATCCGAAAGGGGTCTGCAAGATTACGTACAACGGGACCACGTAGGGTTGAACGGCACAATCTGATAGGGCTCGACAAGCTCGCTTGGGCAAGAGAAATCATCGACCTCTACGGCGACGTGCCGGATGAGGTCTTGGGCTAGAGAAAGGAACCCCCCATGACAGACGAAGTATCCAAGAGCGGCGTGTTCATCGACAACTCCACGGGCAAGGTCACGACCTCGCAGCCCGAGGAAGGTGTGCAGCTGGTCTCGCCCGGCGGCGTCATCGACGATCAGGCGGCCCGGGCCATCGAGGTCGCCAAGGCGGCATCCACCGACGATCCGAAGCCCGTCACGTCCGGTCCCACGACGACCGACTCCCGATCCAAGAGCATCAGGTAACCAGCGGCACGGGCCGGGTCCCCCCAGCACCCGGCCCGTGCCGCTCCCTTCGACCGCCCGGCGAAAGGACCCCTCCATGAGCGAACGTCTCGAAGGGTCGACCGTCGCAGGGACATCGCTGGAGGGCGCCACTTCGGAGGGCGCCATGCCTACGTTCGCAAACCTGACCTGGGACCAACTGGCCGGGACGTGGGACCAGCTCGTCGGCACCTGGAACGGGCTGTAGATGCCGGGCACGACGGCCCACTACGGCTGGCAAAAGCCGCTCGGGACCGACCTGGCCTCGACCGGAGACAACGTGATCGCCTCGGGGCTCGACGCCGCCGACACGACCGTCTTCAATCACATCTCAGCCGCCTCCGCCGCTCACGCCGCCTCCGCCGTCAGCTTCACGCCGACCGGCCTCATCGTCGCCACCAACGTGCAGGCGGCGCTGGCCGAACTCGATACCAAGAAGGCCCCGGTGGCTGCCTTCGTCAAGAAAGCGGCCTCGACCATTCGCACAGCCACGACCACGCTGGCTGATGACCCCCATCTCACCATCCCCATCGTGGTCGGCCAGTTCTACGACTTCAAGGCGTTCGTCGTCGTGAACGGCCCGGCAGCCGCCGACTTCCAGTTCCAGTGGACGGTGCCGACCGGAGCCGTGTCCCGGTTCTCCGTCGCCCGGATGCCGACCACGGCCGCGTCGATGACCGACGGCGTCTACGTCGGCAAGCAGATTTCCAACAACTCCCCCGACACCGCCGGCACATTCGGCACGGGGGCGACGGGCCAGGTGCCCCTCCTGTTCCAGGGCTTCGTCTACAACCCGGCGGCCGGCGGCACGGCTGGGAACCTCACCTTGCAATGGGCGCAGAACACCAGCGACCCCGGCAACACCACCGTGGCCATCAACAGCTACATCGTCCTCACCTATATGGGGACGGCGTAGGTGGGGATGGAAGGGGGACCGCCCGTGACGACAGCCACGATGGAGGGCGCAGCCAATGAGGACTCCCTGGGGCCAACGACGGGCTATGTGACCGAAACCGGCGACTTCTACGTGACCGAAACCGGCGACTTCTACGTGCAGGCGCCGTAAATGGCGAACCGTCGCTTCACCGACAACCCGGCCGCGTCCACCCTCGACGGCACCGAGATATTCCCGCTGACGCAGGGAGGAGTGGACAAGAAGGCGACCACGACCCAGGTCCGGGCGGGATTGCTCCCCCTCGCTGGCGGGACCACGACGGGGCCGGTCACCATCGGCGCATCCCAAGAGCTGCTCATCGCCCCCCGCGGCGCCACCAACTACCCCGGCCAGATCCGGTTCCAGACGACGACCTTCTCGAACGAGGTGCAGAGCATCACGCAGGGCGGGGCGGGGCTGACCTCCTACACCCTGACCTTCTCGGGCCAGACGACGGTCGCCATAGCGCAGGCCGCCACCGCTGCCACGGTCCAGACCGCACTCACCGCACTGTCGACCATCGGCGCCGGCAACGTGTCTGTCACGGGCGCCAACGGCGGGCCGTACACCGTCACCTTCGTCGGCGCCCTGGCCAACACCGACGTGCCTCAAATGACCGCCACCCCTACCGGCGGCACGGGCACCGTCACCATCGCCACCGTCACATCGGGCGCACTGCCCTCCGCCCCGTCGTGGTTCTTTGCCGTCGGGAACGCCTTCACGCAGGACTACGATCACGTCTTTCATCACACGTTCAACATGCGCTGGGACGACTTCGGCAACACATGGGTGCGGGAGTTCGACGGGTCGCACGCCATCCGGTTCGGCTTCGAGTCCTCGTTCCGGGACTACGCCGCTGACCCGCTGGCAATCAAGGGTTCGTTCGAGTGGAACCTCGACATCTTCCCGACGCTGGCGGGAGCAGTCGGCACGCCCGTGCGCCCGTGGTTCTTCGTCTACGACATGGACATCGGCAAGGCGTCGCTCGCCATGGGGGACATCGTTGACCGCTCCCGGAACGTGTTCCAGATGTTCGGGTCCCTGTCGGAAGTCTCATCGGTAGCGCTCAAAGACGGAGGCGGAATCGGCTACTTCCAACTCAGCCGAGACACTCCCGGCGCAGGGACTTCTGTTGTGTCGATGTACACCACAAATGGGCGACTCGACATCAACGCCGGGAACAATGAGGAGGTCCGCATCGGCAATCCGAGCGGGACGGGTGGTTCCACCTGGCTGCAATCGACGGTGGAGGCGAGGAGTGACATCAACGTCCTCGGCAAGATCAAGTGGAACAGCGCCGGCAACATCCAAACGACGGTCGGCGCTGCCGGCGGCGCCAGCGCCCTGCCCGCCGCGCCAAGCAAATATCTCAAGGTGCTCGACAACGCCGGGTCCGTCTTCGTGATCCCGGCCTACGCCGCATCGTGACCGCTCGCCTCCGCCTCGTGTGCGTCCAGGTCACGCCGCAGTTCGTGGTTGACCACGACGGCGAGACGCTGGTCCCTGCGCCCCCGATCCAGCCGGTATTCGTCACCTCGGCCGACTGGCCCAACGTGGTGGCAATGGTCGACGAGGCGCGCGAGCACCTACAGGAGCAGATGGACGGGAGCGCACCGTGATCCGTATCGAGCGTGGGAAGACCGCCGCCATCTCGCAGTCCTTCTACGTCGATGGGGTGCTGACCAACGCCACCGCAGGCGTGACCGTCACCGCCACCCGGGCTGACGGCACCGCCCTCGCCACCAACGCAGCGACGACCAACTCCGCCACGGGCGTCTACACCTACAACCTGGCCGCACAGAGCAACCTTGACCTGCTCACGCTGGTCTACACCGGCACATGGGGCGGGGCTGTGCAGACCGAGACGCAGAAGGTGGAGATCGTCGGGGACTTCTACCTGACGCTGGACGAACTGCGGAAGCTCGACGCCCGTTTCGCCGCCACCGCCACGCCGCTGATCGCCATCGCCGACCTGCGACGGGTGCTGGCCGAGGTGGAGGACGCCATCGAGGCTGAGACCGGCGTTGCCTTCGTGAACCGCTACGCGCGGGAGACGCTCGACGGCAACGGGTCCACATACCTCCTGCTCAACCGCATCGCCCCCCGCACCATCCTGAGCGCCCGCACCTACACCTCAGCGTCCGCCTTCACTGCCTTCACTTCCGCCGAGCTCGCTGACCTGCGCTACGAATCCTTCGGCCGCGTCGGGCGCTGGTCGCTCGGCGTGTGGCCGCTCGGCAGCCGCAACATCGTCGTGGAGTACGAGCATGGCTACGACTCGCCTCCCCCGCTCATAACCCGAGCCGCCCGAGCGCTGTTCAAGCTGAAGATGATCGAAGACCTCGCCACCACGGACCCGTCGCTCACCAACGTCCGCAGCCTGTCCGTCGAGGGCTACAGCGTCAGCTACGCCAACACCAGCGCCACCGGCTCGACCGTGGCCGACGACTACATCAACCAGTGGAAGCGCTCGACCACGGCAGGCGGCGTGGCGATCGCATGACCCTTCCTGGACTGGACAGAGACCCCGTAACCGTCGCCCGCCCCGGCACCGCCCTCGACGCCGAAGGGAACCCGTCGCTGGCGCTCACGACCGTGCTGACGACGGTGGGCACATGGGGCAGCCCCTCGTACCGGGACATCGCCCGGGCGCAGCAAGGAGGGCAGGTCGTTGACGCCGTGGTGGCGACAGCCACGGCCGACATCCGCATCAACGACCGGGTGATCGTGCGGGGCAAGACGTACACAGTCGAGACGGTCCACGACACGAGGTTCCACATGCGTCTTGGCCTGCGGCAGGTGGAGTAGGTGCCCCGCCCCGCCCGAGTCGACTTCGACGCTCGCTCGTTCGTGACCGGCACCACAAGGGCACTCGACGCCATCCGCCTCGTCGCCGAGGCCCACGAGATCAAGGTCGGACAGGACGTGGCCGCCAAGGTCCGGGCCGCATGGCCTGTCGGAGACGCCCGCACCCGGCGCAAGGTGGCAGGCCAGCACACGCGCGACGGCATCACCTGCACGCACCGCTATACGGCCAAGGGGCGACTCGTGGTGGAGATCCGCATCCCGTTCCCAGCGGCCTTCGATGAGTTTGGGACCCGACACCAGCCGCCCCGGCCGAAGCTGCGCCCAGCGATGGCGGCGGCACGAGCGCAGCTTGCCGAGCTATGAGCGCCACAACGGCCACGGCGATCAAGGCGTTCATCGAAGCAGCTGGCCTCGGGGTCACCGTCTATCGCGACCAGGCCCCGACCGGCGCCACCTTTCCCTACGTGGTGGTATCCGAGGCCATCACCGTAAACGCCGAGACGGCGTTCAATCCCCGCGACGATCCTGAGCACCACGTCACCGAGCAGGTACAGGTCAGCCTGTGGCAGCAACGGCGCAACCCGGCCACGCTCGCCATAACCGAGTCCTACACGCTCCCCGACGCCATCTGCGCCCTGTTCATGGGTGGGCGCCTTACGACGCTGCCCACCTACGGCGGCCACGTTCGGGTCCTCGGCAGGACCCGGCTCTTCGAGGACGAGGACTCGATTCTGCACGATCCGATAACCGTCGAGGTGCGCCGCACCTTGGCCCGACGCCCGTAGGAGCCACATGCCAAACGTCAAGGTGACCGTCCCGCAGAAGGATGGCGAAATCGCCATCAGCCGCAACGGCGACGATCCCACCGTCTACAAAGTCAACGACGGCACCGTGTCCGTCAAGGACACCGACCTGCCCACATTCCTCGCCGTCGTTGACGGCGCCACCGCCGACACCGGCAAGTAACCAACCCGGCCGAACCCCGGCCAGAAAGCTAGGCATCCCGTGCCCATCAGTCATTTCTCGAAAGAGTTTGCGATCGAAGATGCAAAGATCGCAAAGCTGACCGCCGACCCGTCCGGCGGCGCTGCCACCTACGCCACGATCATCGACGTTCCGGGTATCAAGGAGGTAACCCTTTCCGGAACCGTCGAGTCGAAGGAGTTGCGTGGTGACAACGCTCTGCTCGACGCCCGATCTGTGTTCAAGTCGCTGAGCATCAGCGTCAAGCACGCCAAGGTCAGCCTCGACGTGCTCCCCGTCCTGCTCGGTGGAACGACCACGGACTCGGGCACCACGCCGAACCAGAAGGTGACCTACGACCTGCTCGGAACGGACACCCCGAACTACTTCAAGTTCGAGGCCAAGACGCCGACAGACGGCGGCGACGTGATCGGCGGCGACGTTCACATCGTGGTTCACAAGTGCGTGGTCTCGGGCCTGCCTGACATCGGCTTCGCAGAGGAGGACTACCGCACGGTCGGCTTCGACGCCGTGTGCTCACCGCTCCTCGCCACGTCGCGCAAGTGGCTGACCGTGATCTTCAACGAGACGGCCGCCGCCATCGTCTAAACCATCTCTCCACCTCCGCCCCCGCTGCCGAAAGGCGGCATCCAGACGCCCGCCGAAACCCGGCGGGCTTCGTCGTTCCAGGAGGACACATGACCGAAGAACCACGGATCGGCTTCTACCGATCCGACGATCGACTCCCGGGCGTCGGACTACTGCGAGTCACTGCGAACGAAGGCCGATGGATCGGCGGCGTGTGGGCCACCGCCCTCGGCCACGGCGTCCGCATCATGCGCCGCTGGTGGTGGGAGCCCCGCTGGTCGTGCACTCGGAAGGCGGACGCATGACGGCATCCGAGTCCGACCGCATCCTCGCGCCCGGCGTGCCCCTCACGCTGGCCGGGGAGCGGGCTGTAACGCTCCGCTTCACGTTCCGTTCGCTGAAAGCGTTCGAGGACGCCTTCGGTTCCATCGGCGCCGCTACGGCGCTGCTGAACGGCCTTATCCCCGACCGGCCCGGCGAGCCTGCGAGCAATACCAAGGCCGTCTCCACCATCGTCCCGATCCTCGCCGCCGGGCTCCAGCACGAAGGGCTGACGGAGGACGACCTGTACGATGGTGACCTGCTGGAACACGACCGGCTGACGAGCGTCTACTTCGATGCCATAGCGCAGGCGCTCGACCAGGCGTTCCCGGCGCCGGCCAGCGGCCGGGGAAAAGCCGAGGAGGCAGCCCCGGCATCGAGTGGGGACGCCTCTACCACGCCGCCTCCCGCTTCGGCCGCCACGACGACGCCTTCTGGCGCATGACGATGGCGCAGCTGAATGCGCTGATCGTGGCCGAGAACGACCTGAACGACCCGCAAGCCACGACCGGATCTCGCGCGCCTGAGCGTGGCACCGGGGCCGACCTGATGGCCCTGGCGTCTCTCGGCGGGAGGTAGCGGGATGCCCCGCGTGCCCGACCTCGTAGGCCGCCTCCGCCTCGATACGCGCGACCTCGACCGGGCCAAGGGCGAGGTCAAGAAGTTCTCCACGTCCCTCGACTCTGTTGGCGGCGGCCTCGGCGCCAACGTCGGCAAGGGGCTCGACTCACTCACCACGTCGCTGACCTCAAAGCTCGGCCCGGCAGGCGTAAGGGTGAAGTCGGCTCTTGACGGGATCGGCACTGCCTCGCTCACGTCAGGCAACGCATTGACGGTGGGCATCGGCGCTGGTTTGATCGGCATCGGCGCTCTGGCAACAGCGGGCGTCGGCAAGTTCGTATCCCTCACCGCCGAAATCCGCCAGTTCCAGCGAGCCTCCGGGGCCAGTGCCGAGGACGCGTCCCGCCTCGTCGGTTCCATGAAGCTGCTCGGCATCGAACCGGCTGCCGCGTCGAAGGCGTTCGGACTGCTCGCCAAGAACATTGAGACGAATCAGAAGGGCTTTGCGAAGTACAACATCGAGGTCGCCCGCAACAAGGACGGCACTCGGTCACTCGTCGGGACCCTTTTCAGCGTGTCCGATGCCTACAACAAGGCCGTTGGCCCGGTGGAGAAGGCGAACACCGCCCGAGCCGCATTCGGCCGGGGGTACCAGGAACTTGTCCCCTTGCTGGCACGGGGCCGAGATGGCTTGCGGGCACTGAATGACGAACTGGCCCGCAGCGGCCTTGTGTTCGACCAGAAGGCTCTCGACCAGGGACGGGAACTGGCGCTCGCCAGCCGTGAACTAAAGACGGCGCTGACGGGATTGGAGATCCAGGCCGCCCGCGCCTTCATCCCCTTCATCGGCGGGGCCACGCGGACGCTGACCACGATCACGCAACTGGCCGGTGGCGTCGATGTGCTCAGTCTCGCAATCGGCGGGCTCGGCGTGAAGCTTGCCGGCACGGCTCTCCTGCGGGCCGGCGCCGGCCTGGCCGCTCTCGGCAGCGGCTTCGAGTCGGTCGCTGGTTCTGCCGGCCTGCTCATCGGTACGGCGGGGGAACTGGCCCTGCCCGTGGCCGCCATCGGGACCGGGCTCGTCATCACCGCCCGCAAGGCGGATGAAGCGGTACCGGCACTCGAAGCGATCGACAAGACAGTGGTGAGTTGGGAGAAGCACATCCCGCTTGTCGGCGGCTTTCTCGCCGGGCTCGATTCCAAGGTGCTCGGCTTCGGCAAGTCCAGCCACAAGACCGCTGCCTCCTTGGAAGAACTGAACTTCGCCCTCAACTCCTTCGGGCTCAACAGCAACGACGCTGGTTCTGTCACGCAATCCGAGATCGTTGCCGGCAAGGCATGGGCCGACTCGAACAAAGCAGTCGCGGCCACCCTCGACGCGGTGAACAAGTCGTCGGACGACCGTCGCACAGCCGTCCTCGGCCTGGTCGACGCCGAGTCCGCCAACCGGCGCGCGATCACAACCTTCGCATCTGCTCTCGACGACGTGACGGCGAAGGAGAGGGACCTTGCCGATGCACGGCGCAAGCGGGGCGACGCCTCCCGTGACGCCATCACCGTCGAACGGTCGCTCCTGTCGATCGAGGATGCCAAGTCCTCGGTGGTCGACCGCGAGCGCGACCTTGCCGACGCCCGGGCCGGTCGGGGCAACCGGGCTCGTGAACTGGTTGAGGCCGAGAAGGCGCTCGCCGAGGCGCGAGATGAAGCGGCCGGGGCTCACGGCGTCAAGGCACTGGCCAAGGCATCATCCGGCGTTGCCGACGCTGAGGAGCGGCTACGGGCAGCCCAGGCGGACGGTGGTCAGTCGCGCGACGTGGCAGACGCCACTGAGGCGCTGACCAAGAGCCGCCTCGACGCCAAGAGCGCAGCGCTCGACCTGGCCGACGCACGAGAGGCCAGCGCCAAGCGGATCAAGGTTGCAGAGGACGCCCTGGCTGTCTCGCAGCAGGCTGCCGTGGACGCCGCCGTGGCTCAGGCGCACACGTTCCAGGCTGTGGCCGAGGAGACGGCCAAGAAGGCTGGACTGCCCCTGACCGTCTCTCAGTCCTACGAGGTGTTCCGCTCGAAGCTGGCCGAAGTGGCTGGCATCGCCTCCGGGCCGGTCAAGTCGGCACTCGACGGCATCCTCGGCCAGATCAACTCGATCCCGGCAGTGAAGCCCCTCACGGTCACTGTGGACACGATCGGGGCCACCAACGCCCTGACCACGCTCCGGACGCTCGTGGACAGCATCAAGAGCGACACCGCCAACCTGATCCCCTCTCTCGCAGCGCTCGGCCCGCTGCCGTCACTGACCGTCCCCTCTGCCCCGAACATCGCCAACCTCGTGCCGGCAGGCGCCAACGCACGCCCGCTGGCGGGCTCAACCGCCGCCGCACGGTCGGTAAGTACGACGAACATCAACACGACCGTCGTGGCCCCCGGCGTCAACGCCGACGTGGCCCGCGAGATCGACAAGCGCACAGCTCGTGCGGCGGCGAGGGCTCGGTAGTGCCGTCGTCCAAGGCGGGTGTCTACAACGGGTGGATCTTCGGCAACGGGACGAAGTACCACGTCGCCGGCATGAGCGGGTTCTTCGACCTGCCCGACGTGGTGACCACCGACCAGCCGAGGCCGTTCGTCGGCGGCCTGTTCCCCGGCGTGGACCGCAAGGGCGGGCTGACTGTCACCCTCGGGATCATCATCATCGCTGACTCGATCAGCGACTACGACTCGCTGGTGGACGCCATGTGCACGGCCACCGATGTGCAGACGGCCGAGAAGCCGTTGCAGGTGTTCGGCTCCACGCGCTACATCATGTGCCGGCCCCGCAAGCGCACCATCCCTATCGAGTGCGAGGACCCGATCCCGACGTTCAAGGTGCCCCAGGACGGCATCACGATCGAGTTCTTTTCCACGACCGGACTGCTCGTGACCGGGACGCCGCCGTGACCGTCGAACTGAAGGTGGTCAACAAGTCCGGCACCGTGGCCGCCACCCTCGCCAATGTGGTCAGCGCATCGCCGCTTGTCGACGTGCTGAACGAGGGCGGGCACCTGCGCTTCGGCCTGCACAATCTCGACCCCCAGGCCCCGACCGTGCAGGCCATCGGCACCGAGATCCAAGTCTGGCGCAACGGGTCGCTGGTCGCTGACGGTGGCTGGGTGGTACCGATCACCCCGGAGTCCGAGATCAACGGCAACACGGACGTGGTGGAGTTCGAGTGCCGGGGCCTGTTCTGGTACCTCGACCGGCGGTTCTTCGGTGACGCCGACCGGCTCAACTACATCGCCAACGGCGGCATGGAGACGGCGGGGCTCGCCTCGTGGACAGCGGTCGGGACCACGGCGACGCGCGACACGGCGCACCGGATCAATGGCACCTATGCCGCCAAGCTGGTGCAGGCCAGCGCCGGGACCGACACCTACCTGAAGCAGTCGGTGAGCATCACGGGCACCGGCGTGGGAACTCTGCTCACGGTGGCCGGGTGGTTCTACGTCTCCTCGACCGGCTACGTCGGCACGGCCAGCGGCGACCGGGGCCTATATCTCCAGCGGTCTGTTGGCGGCGTCGTTAATGAGTTCGACTTCGCGCCGCTCGACAGCGGCGACGGCGGAGATGCCGTCCAGAACTCTTGGCAGCGGCGCAAGGTGTCGGTCTGGGTGCCCCCCAACGCCACCGAGGCCGTTGAGGTGCGCTTGTACTCACCTGGCGGCTCGATCTGGTGGGATGAGGTGGAGTTGGTCGCCATGGACTCCCTGAGCTATTACGCCACCGACCAGGCGACCATCGCTGGCGGGATCGTCGCCCACGCTCAGGACGCCACCTACGGCAAGAGCAACCTGAACATCGGGACCTCGACCCCCGCCACCGGGATCACCCGCGACCGCCACTACCAGCACGCCGAGCACGCCAACATCGGCCAGGCGCTCAGCGAGTTCCCCGCCCTGAGCGACGGCTTCGACCAGTCGATAGCGCTCACGTCCACCACTCGGACATACACCACCCATTACCCCCGGAAGGGCACGTCCCGCACGGCGCTGGTATGGTCGGAGATCGTGCAGGTCCGGTGGGTCCCCGTCGAGGGCGAGCAGGCGGCCGATTCGATCGTGGTGCTCGGCGACGGCGACGGACCGGACCGGGAGGAGGGCGCCGCCGTGGACACGGGAGCGTTCGGCGGCGTGACGCTCGAGGAGGTCATCAGCGCCGAGACGGGGACGCCGATCGACGGGCTCGACTCCAAGGCGGCTGAGGAACTCCGCATCCGCATCACCGCAGCCCGGATGGAGGTAACCCTCGGGCCGGGCCTGCGGGTGGGCTCGATGGCTGTGGGCGATACCTTCGCCGGCCCCGCCGCCGTGCACGGCTACATGAACCTCGCCGGGACCTGGCGGGCCATGGAGACGGCGCTGGACTTGGTGACGGACTGCCTCACGCTGACCTGCGAGGCGGCATGACCGGGCGCCTGCGGCGGCTGTCCGGCCCGGCCTTGATCGGGGACCACGACACCCGGATCGAACGGCTGGAGCGTCGGCTGAAAACGAAGCAGACCGATGCAGCTCGTCGCCCGAGTTTCGGTCTTCCGACCATCTCGCTTCGCACGCCGTCCGGTGAAGTGATAACCGCAGGCGGGAACCGCATCGTCGAGTGGTCGGACCCGGCCGCCAACAACCTCACCACCTTCAACGTCGGGGGGTTCTTCACTTGGGTGGCGCCCGACACCATCACAGTCCCTGTCGGGTGCTGGGTCATGGGCGTGGCCGACCTGCGCTGGGCAAGCGCCGCTGCCGGCAAGCGGCGCATCGAGGTATCCGGCCTGGCCGACCGCAACCCTTCCGATACCGCCTACTCGGTGCTCGGAGACGACCAGAACACGACCGTCCCGTTTTGGGGTTACCTGCCTGCCGGGCCGGATGGACTGCTCGTCCGGGCGCAGCACGACGAGGCCGGGTCGCAAGGGCTCACGGACGGCAACTGGAGCGTCACGCTCCTGTACCGCTAGCTGCGGCATGGCGGCCGCCCCCCGCCACGCCTGAGGAGGCCGCCATGACATCCGATCGAGGTACTACGAGCGACGCGGGCTGGAGACACCACAGCGACGTGCGACTGGTGCAAAGCGCAATGGCGGCCGAGAATGGTTGACCTTGCAGAAGTCGTCCGCTCCAGCGGGGTAGCCCTTTCGGTACTGCCGGGCTGGCAGACACGGGTACGCCCTGGACAGTGGGGACCAGTGGGTGTGATCGTCCACCACACCGGGGGAGCGAACGACCTCAACACCGTCGTCGTCGGCCGCCCCGACCTCGCCGGCCCCCTCGCCAACCTCTACTCGGACCGGGACCCGCCCCACACGATCACGCTCATCTCGGGCGGCCGATGCAATCACGCCGGGGCCGGCGCCCAGGTCGTGCTCGACGACGTACGCCGGGACGTGGCGCCGACCGGCCCGGCCGTGGCGAGGGGCCTGCTCGACGGGCCGACAGGGAATGGCTACTTCCATGGCATCGAGGCCGAGAACCTCGGCAACGGCCAGCCGTGGCCGGCGCAACAACTGGAGACGATCGCAGCCGTGTGCGCCGCTCTGTGCCGTCACCACGGCTGGACATCCAACCGGGTCATCGGGCACCTCGAATGGACCCGCCGTAAGCCCGACCCCTTCGGCTTCTCGATGGCGTCGATGCGCCTGCGGGTGGCCGCCATCTTGTCCCGCCCACCACAAGGAGACGAAGAGATGACCGACGCCGAACGAACCCAGCTCGCCCTCGCCGCCCAGAAAGCCACCGACGCCGTGAACTATGCCGTCGACGCTCAGAAGCGGCTCGAGGACCTGGCCCGGGTCGTTGTGGCCATCGCCGCCAAGGTGGGCGCATGACCATGCCGTACTCAGGGATGTCCTTCGCCAACTTCGACCGGTCGAAGTTGGCGCCTCCCGTGGGCCACGGAAAGGGCCGTGGCATCACCAAGCCGGCCCTTCGCCGCAAGAAGAAGGCCCACCGATGATTGGCCGCCGGATGGCGACCATCGCCGCCATCGAGAAGCCGGGCGACTACTGCGGGCCGACCAGGGGCTTTACCGGTCCCGACGGGCTGGCGTGCTTCTTCCTTAAGCCGAACGCCAGAGACGCCGACGCCCCGGCGATCGCCCGGAGCATCCAGCACGTCGCCTTCCCGCCGCACACCTACAGGGAGTGCGAGGACGGCTCGCTGGAGATCCGGGCCAGCATCGGTGACACGGCTGGCTCGCGCTCCGAGAGCGATGGTTGGCACGGCTACCTCGACGAGGGCCACGTCTGGCGGAAGGCATGACCGTCGTCGCCGCCGTCCTCGGCACGGCCGCCCTCGTTGTGTTCGTCGGCGTGTCGGTGCGCCTGCTGCTGGTGCTCGACACCCTGGGCGACGACCTGCGCCGGGCGCTGCGTGAGATCCAGGCCACCGCCCGCGAAGTCGCCGCCGACCTAGTCGTGGCGCAGACGAAGGTCCAGGTCGTGGCCGACGATCTTGCTTCCTCCCACGCCCGAGCCGACGCCGCCGACTCGGAAGTGCCGGGCAAGGCGGGGGACGCCGCCGGCCGGTCCAGGTGACCCTTCCCGCCGTCCTCAGCCTCATCGCCGCCGTTCTTGGCACCGCAGTCCTGTTGGGCGGCGTCATCGCCGTGCTGTTCACCCAGTTCAAGCGCAACACCAGCGCCATCCTCCGCGAGCAGAACGCCGACCAATCGAACCGGATAACCACGCTGGAGGCCGACCGGGCGAAGTGCAAGGAGGAGCTGGCCGCCATGAAGGCGGCGCTGGAGGTGGTGACCGGAGCGGCTGCCGTGGCCGAGCTACGAAAGGCGGTGGCCGCGATGCACGCGGAGGTGGTTCGCCGTCTTGACAATCTTTGGGATCGGCGCACCCAGGACATCCCGGTGGAGCATGACCGGCGGCGGCCGACGCCGTGAAGGAGTGGCGCCGGCTGACCATCGTCGTGCTGTGGTGGGGGGTCGTGGCGCTCGTGGTGGCCGGCTTCGTGGCAGTGGTGGTGCTGGCGACGTGAAGGACGGCGAGCGAATTGCCCCCTCGGTCATGGGCGGCCCGCCCCGCACCGGGCGCAGGCGGCGCCGTGACCCGGGCGAGGAGCTGACGTGCTCGAAGTGCTTCGTGCGCTTCCTCATGCGGGACAACCCGAAGTCCTACGGCCTGTGGTGCCGGGCCTGCACGACCGCCTACGACCGCGCCCGCCACGAGGCCAACCGCGATGAACGGAACACGGCCAACAAGGAGCGGTACCGGCTGCGCCAGGCCCTCGCCGCCGTCAAGGACCGGGTGTTGCTGCGCCTGGCACGGGAGGACCCGGAGCACTTTGCCGACGTGTGGGACGAGGAAACGGAGTGAGGCACCATCTCCGCTGGGCTGCCCTGTGGCTGGCGCTCGTCGTCTGGGTGGACCTGCTCATCTGGACCGCCTACCGGGTCGGCCAGCACTAGGGCGCCTGTCCATCCTGTGCTCGGCCCGGTTGGCGGAGCATGTGCGCGCGTCCGTGATCGTGGTGTCAGCCATCCACCCGCCGCCCGGGACCGACGCCCGCTGTCCGGGACCACGGCGATCGTGGTGCGACTCCCGCTGGCTCTGCCTGTGGCTGTCGCTGGAGCTCCACGCCGCCGTGCTGATCGGCATCGGCCGCCGGATTGCCCATGGCTAGCTGCCCTTCGGCCGCACGTAGTTCGCCCGCTGCCACTCCGCCCACGCTGCCCGGCAAGGCCCGCACGGCAGGCCAGGGCGGCGCCGTGCTGGTGCTGGTGCAACTTTGGCAGAGCTTCGGCCTCTGGGGCGCCGATCACTGGACGCCGGACCAGTCGGCGCAGCGTTGGCCAGCCGTGACGGCCGGGCTGGTGCTCGCAGTGGCGACGGCGCAGAACCTCGCCGGGTGGTGGCGCGGGCGCTAGGCCACGCCGTCCGCACCGAGCGTGTGGCGGTGCGCCCGGCGGTAGTCGGCCTCGCTCCGGCGGCACGCCTCGCAGCGGCACCCGCTGGCGTATGTGGCGCGGATGCCGTGGGTGCGGCCGACCTTGCGGCGTTGGCGATCCGGTTGCAGCGCCCGGACGTAGTCGCGCCGGGCGGCGCGACATGGGCCGCACCGGCACCCGCGGTAGGTGTAGGTGTTGGTCGAGCCGTGGACCAGTGGTCGATCAGCCACCCGTCGTCTTCAGCCCCAGGTAGTCCCGAGCGGCGCCCCCGGCGGCTCGGAGGGAATCGTGGCTGTAGTCGTGACCGGCCTCGTGGACCAGATCGTCGGCCCAGGCCACGAACAGGTCGGTCGGGTGGTCAGGGTCGAAGGCAGCCACACAGTCCATGTCCTCGACCTCGCGCCAGGGCACGACTTCGAAGCCCAGCCATCCCTCACGGGCGAGGAACTCGCTGACTTGCTCCATCGGGGCCGGCGCGCGAGCGATGCAGCCAGCGTCCACGCGGAAGCAGGCGGAGGCGTACACCTCGGCCGGGACCACGACGGCCCAACCCTCCTCGCGATCCACCGAAGTCCCCTGAGCGAGGTACAGCCACCCCCCGTTGGATTCGTACAGGTAGGTGGTGGTGGTTGTGGTTGTCGTCGTGGTCATGGCCCAAATCGTACCACCGGGCTGTGACCACGTCAAGCCCTAATGGCCCACCATCACGGCAGGCCGAGCATGCCGGCGGTCGGACCCAGCCTGAGCCGGGGGCGACAGCCGTCGCCCGGTGATGACCACGACGTGTCCTGGTCATTCGTCCTGGTCATCCGGGGCGCCCGAAGTGCAAGTCGCCGTACTGGAACACGCCCAGGCGGACGATGAAGCCCTTGAAGGGCGCGACGGGGTAAGGTGGACGTGCAACAGCGCCCGCAGCCGGATTCGAACCGGCATCTATCTCTCAGGCAAAGAGACGCTCTGTCCATTGAGCTATACGGGCAGGGTGGGGGTCTTGGAGGGCAAGGGGCCGCAATCCTGTAGCCCTCCAAGACCCCGCTTCATTTGTCTACGACACCACCTCCTTTCCCATGCCGGTGCCGATGTCGCCGCCGTAGGGACCAGGGCTAGCGGGCCGCAACGTGGGGGCCGACGAGGCGGGGTTGCCCATACCGAGCCACTTCGTAGCCCGGTACTTCCCTGTGCTCGGCCTGTAGAGCAGGTTCGCCTTGACTGCCTCGACAGGCTGGCGGGTATGTGGTTAGAGAAACCCCGAAATTGGGGGTTGCATCCTCGGCCGGGACGTGGCAAGGTACGTGCCGTGCCCCCCACCTCCGCACTGTGGCAACTCACAGACATGCGCTTCGGCGGGTCGCTGACCGACTACCTGGAGCGCAACCGCGCCGCCGGTCGTAGCTGGCGCTGGCTCGAAGCCGACATCAACGCCGCCACGTCGCTCGCCGTGAGCCGAGAGACGCTGCGTCAGTGGGGCGATGCCCTCGGCATCCCCGAGCCCGAGCGAGCGGCGTCGTGATCGCCCTCGTCGTCTGGCTCGCCCTGTCCGTGCTCGTCCTCGCCGCCTGGTGCCTCGCCAAGTGGGCCGTGGTCCGCTCCACGCCCACGCTGGCCGAGCGCATCGCGCCCCACGTGCCGAGCGAGGTCGATGAGCGCATCGGGAGCCAGTGGTGAGCGCGCCGAACCCCGTCATCTCGTGCCGGCCCAAGCGAAAGTCGTTCGTATGACCGCCGCCATGGCAGCCATGCACATCGCCCACGGATCGCACACGGACCCGAATGGGGCGAAGTGTTCTGCCGAGTGGCGCTACATCCTATGCGGGTGCGCCCGCTGCGCCGAGGCGAAAGCGAAGGGGTTGGCCCTCACCGACTCCCCGCCATGCACGCCGGGCACCATCGCCAGGGCGATCCCGCTGGTGAACGACCGTCTCACGGACGCGGGCAAGCAGCGCATGGCCAGTCGCATCCCACTCATCCCCAGCCTCTCTGCTGACGCCGATCCGGCCGTCGTGAAAAGAGTCGAGCGGCGGGTGGCGTTGTGGTGTGCCCGGTCCGTGGAGCATCTGAGCACCGACCCACGGGTCAAGGCGTGCAACGACGTCACCGATCGTTGGCTTGCCGGACAGGCGAGCGACGCCGAGCTTGCGGAGGCTGCGGGGGCTGCGGGGGCTGCGAGGGCTGCGGAGGCTGCGTGGGCTGCG